AATTGGGCAGTTGATTATGAAAACGCGTCTTTTACCGATTCAGAAATATATTATTTTGCCAATTCATTTAAGGGTAGTTTCTTTAAGTTAGATTTTTATGATACTAACGAATCTGAAAGCCAAAAGATTCTTTTAACCATTATATTACCAACACAACAAGGGTTAAAAGAATCGGGAACTATTGGTAGTGTTAATGCACCAATAAATGTGATGGTTAAGAAACCTAAATTTAAGTTGGATTATACCGGAGCCGACAAAGAAGGGTTTTTTATATATTTCTTAAAGGATAAAAGTTATCTTAACCTTGATGAGTTCTATGTTAGTGCTAAATTCTTTAACGCTAAAAAAGGACAATTTGTTAGATTAATGAATGTTCCTCAATCTAATTTTGTAGGGGCGTCAAGATTTAATGTAGATAAACAAAAAACATTCTATTACAAATATAAGTTAAATTATCAAACCTTTGAGTATGAGGTTTTTTATGAAGCTCAAGTTGGTAATATTACAAGAGTGGGAACAATTAATTCCCCGATAAAGTGGTATGAATATGTTAACCCTATATGACACCTGAAAATATAAATATAGTGATTTCACCCGAAGTTTTAAGGGATGACTTGTTTTTAGAAACATATCAAACAAATACGTTTGGTGTGTATTCAGGATTAAGTTACGTTCTTAGTGGTGGTACAAACGGTAGTTCGTTATTAACGGGTTTAACGATACCTATTATGATTACGCAAAACATTAACGACATTGGTTATTACTCAACCTTTGATGGGTACATAGACCAAATTGATGTTGTAACTAACTTTGTAATATCAGGAGACCCGATTAGTCAATATACTGTATATGTGTATAATACTGCTAGTTATAATTTCCAAAATTACCTACAACAATCGGAATATGTAATTAATTGGGGTGATGGGTCAATAGGTCCTAGTTTAACTTTAGGTAATACAATTCAAAGTCATGTCTACGCGTCTAATCCACAAAATTACATAATAACTTTATCACAAACAAACATTTGGGGAACGACTACGGTACAAAAACCGGTTTCTGTACCATTTACTGGTATTACAATAACCAATCCATTAGGTGGTATTACTTTTACACCACAAGGAGGTAGTTGGTCAGGTACACAATTAAGTTTAGATTTTATATTTACGGGTGACTCTGAAAATAATGTACAATCACAGATATCAAGTACATATACTAATATTCCTTTTCCTGTTTCTGGATATACTAACTCACAATTAGAATTATTAAGGAGATGGGGACCACAACCATTCACAGTTGGGTACATTATGTCATTATCAAACGGATCGATAGGGTATGTTAGTCAAATAACAAACGAATATACCGCATATACAATTAACAGTGTTGAGTATTTTGACACACTTAATGGTAGGACATATTTTGTGGTTGGTTCTTCAGGTATCACAGAAAATAATATCGTAGTTTCGGCATTAACTAAAAATGAATATCTGTTGGATTTTGTAATGGATCCAGAAGTACAATCAGACATTATTGTTGAAAGAGGTCAGTATTCGGCTTTCGAGCCTTTACAAAGACTTAATGAAGTGGATAATATAGGTGACCTTACTAAGTATGGTTATGGGTATTATAAAATTAACACTGCTTAAAAAAGTGTCATAAACTATTTATAAATAAAAACAAATGGCTTTAGGAGCATACGGGACAGTAAGACCAGCGGACGTTTCACCACAGGATGTGGAGATTATATTACATTATACTCCTTCCAGAGACGTGACCACTAATTTTACACTAAAAAAATTAAATGCGGCAACAATACTTACCCCATATTATCATAATGATTCTACCGGTGGTAAAAAAAATGTTGAAATATTAGGTGGGTTATATAACCTTAAATTACCTGCAACTGAGTTTAATGCTGTTGGTATTTACACACTATATGTAAGGCCAGCTGAGATTAGAACTAAAATTACTGATTGTGGGGTTTTATCCGCATTACCAAACGTTAAAGGAATTGTTATTGATGTTAACAATGTCCCACAACAATATAGAAATAAATTTGTTAATCAGGGTCTTGTTGGGTTTAGAATTGAATATTTAAATTCAGACGGTACAAAAGTACCTAATTTTTTTAGAATAGTTACCTCCGCGTTTTTCTGTGAACCAGTCGTAACTAATCAAACAAATACGTCACAAAAGAGTATTCGTTATCGGTACACTGAAGGGTCGAGCAATTTAATATTTTGTACGTTATCACCTTCATCCTCACCCACTAATAAACCAAACGCAACTCCATTTATAGGGCAACCAAATCAAAATATCATTATCACTAACACATTCTTTAATCCTGTGACTTTGGATATTCAAATTTCTAATTACGATATTGATACCTTAGCAATTGCACTTTACGGAAATCAAACTAAAAGTATTGATGATGGTGTTTATACATTATATGACACCGCCGGAAACATATATAAACAATATAACTTATTTGAGGTTAGAGATAACTTTAATGAATTATTGTACGAGGTTAGACAAGATAGAGGAACTAATATCGACTTCAGTAAAAACTTTACAAACATAATTAGTTAATGGCTGTTACTAAATACATATGTCCATCCCCAGCACCTGTAGGATCAGGTACGTTTTCCGATAATTTGGTGGGATTCCAAATTGTTAATGGAGGGGGGTTGACACAAGGTAATTTCCAATTCACAAGTGCGATTTATGAAAAAATAGATAGAACTTTTAATACTGGTGTATTTTCAGACCCATATACGTTAGAGACTTTAAACATCACTGATGTTGCTGAGGCTAAAAAGATTATTGAAAAAAACTTTAAAGTTGTCCCTAATTTTGATTTAGCTCAAATAACGAGTTTTTCTCTTTATGGTTCACTACAAAAAAGACTATCCTCATCAATAACTAAAGTAATTAATAATTTTCCAGCGGCAATTCAAATAGACCAACAGAACTATAGTTTAAACACGGGATATACCGCATTTAATATTGTATATGACCCAATTGAGAATGAAACTTCTTTTGATGTTGATGTTCAATTTTTTAAGAATCCTTTTGATATTGACTATACAAATAATGCGACACTAAACATTCAGGTAAGGCCGTATAAAGTTAACAAATATCGAAATCTAACGGTTAATTTTAAAAGTTACGCATTGTATACTGATAATTTAACTACGGAATATAAAATCACTGACTTTGAACCAACAACTACTTTAACTGCAGGAACTATTAATATTATTGTAGAAGGTAAACCGTTTACCTCAACAAATACTGTACAATCTATTTTGTTTAAGCCAAATAATTTGGTGACCGAACAGATATTCCAAGATTCGTTTGATGAGGTTGAGGATTATCTATTAAATAGAAAGTCCTACCCTAAATATACCTCTAAGTTTCAATATCCTGATTACGATAGTAACGGTAACTATATTATGATATCCAAACTATTAACTTGGCAAACTGATGGTTTTTGGAATTTAGACATAACAACGTCTAATTTTGATAAGTATTTAACAAATATACAAACAATTGCTGAGAAGCTTGACGAATATAAAACAAATTTATTAAGTAGATTTTTAACTTCTGGAAGTTTAAAAGAGTTTGATACCCCTGACCAAAAAATTGAAAAAGTTCTACAGATATATGGAAGAAGTTTTGATGAGACTAAAAAATATATAGACGCTTTAGCAAATATGAATTCGGTTAACTATGTTGTGGGTAATGATATACCATCAGGACTACTTTCAAATTTAGCGGAAACTTTAGGGTGGAAAACCGCAATTTCGCCAATCACTAACGACACGTTATTAAATACCGTATATACAACAACTAATGATGTAATATATCCTGGGCAATCTAAAGAACAAACACCTGCGGAGATTAATTTTCAGTATTTTAGAAATTTAATTTTAAATTCTGCAATTCTTTATAAATCAAAAGGAACTAGACAATCCATTGAATATATATTAAGATTAGTCGGTGCTCCGGAACAAATAATAGAATTCAATGAGTATATCTATATTGCTGACCAAAAAATATCAGTAGAGGATTTTACCACACAGTTTGCTGAAATCTCTGGAGGTACAAAAATAGATAAGATAACCTCTTATGATAGTGCAAACCTATTTTCAATACAGGGTGTCGCTTACACCGGATTCACCGCTAACTCTAAGTTAATATCGGTTGGGACAACACTTGGGGATTACGCAATTTCATTGATTGATGGTTATCCTGAAAGTCCTGTATTTACCGAAGATTATTTTTTTCAAAAAGGTGCTGGTTGGTTTGAGTCAACAACAGACCACCGGTCACCTGAGGTTATAAAATTCTCAACATCGGAACTTAATTCACAAATACCCGTATTTAGTTCACAACTAACTCCATTTACATATGGACAAGAGTATTTGGATAGGTATATTAAGTTTCCTTTTTTTCT